AGTTTGTCGCTTTCGTCGATTACGTTTTTTCATCGAACTCCGCCTCCCGACTTGCTTGACTCTTACCCGCAGGAGGTATTAAAGGGCACGCGGAAGCAAAACGCAACAAAATTTTCTTGCGGTAGTCTAGTACACGGTCAACTGCTAGTCTCTTTCGCACCCTAAACCGTCAATTCGAACTCGCACCGGGTATTCCTACAGATAGAAGCGGCCGCTGTGGCTGCGAATGTCTGTTGACAAGCCGCCCACAATAGCGGCCAAGTCCATGGAGGTGCGAGGTGCTCTCGACTGTTCCCCCTTCTTCTTTGTCTGCCCAAGCTCGGCAATCGGAAATCGCTGCGATTCTTGCGGCCGGTATCGTTCGAATGAAATCGCGTTTGGCGATCCGCGATCCAGAAATTGCCAACGATCCCTACAAATCACCACCAGCTTGCCTTGAGCTTTCTCCAGAAAGCGTGCTCTCTGTTAACAGGCCGGAGACCGGAGACGGGAGGCTGAAGGAAACGCAATTTACTCCGGCCTCCAGCCTAACGCCTCCCGCCTGCTAAGGAGAAATCAATGCAACTAGACATCGACAAAGAGGTCGCGCTGCTCCAACGCATGACGGTTGGGCAGCTGCGAGAGAGGTTCGAAGAGACGTGGGGCGAGCCGACAAACACTCGCAATAAGCAATGGCTACTCAAACGCATCGCCTGGAAGATGCAAGCCAATATCGAGGGTGACATTTCCGAGCGTGCTAGAAGTCGGGCGGCCGAACTCGCACGCGGCACCGACATCCGAACGACGGCCCCCAAGGCTACCAAACCGGTGACAAACCCTGTGGCTGACACGGTGACCGGATTCGTCGAGCCGGGAGAAGACAGCCGTCTACCTCCCCCAAGATCAGTCATCGAGCGGGTCTACAAGGGCCAAAAGATTCTAGTTCTGGTCCTGGAAACCGGCTTCGAATACGACGGAGCAATCTACAAGACGCTCAGCGCTGTGGCCAAAAAGATCACAGGGCAGCACTGCAATGGGTATCACTTCTTCAAACTTAGCAAGAAAAGTAGGGAGCAATGAACAAACTCAACAACAATCGCAGGCTGAACTGTGCGATCTACACCCGGAAGTCCACAGACGAGGGGCTAGACAAAGAGTTCAATTCCCTCGATGCTCAACGCGAATGCGCCGAAGCCTACATCAAAAGCCAAACGCAAGAGGGCTGGAACTGCCTGCCCGATCACTATGACGACGGTGGGTTCACCGGTGGCAACATGGATCGTCCGGCTCTAAAGCAACTACTGGCGGACATCGAAGCTGGGAAGGTCAACTGCGTGGTCGTCTACAAAGTCGATCGACTGAGCCGTTCGCTGATGGACTTCGCTCGCATGCTCGAAGTCTTCGAACGTCATCAAGTTGCATTCGTAAGCGTAACTCAGCAATTCAACACGACCAACTCGATGGGCCGGCTGATGCTCAACGTGCTCTTGTCGTTCGCCCAGTTTGAACGCGAGATCATATCAGAGCGTACCCGCGACAAGATCGCTGCCGCTCGGCGAAAGGGAAAATGGTCCGGGGGGATGCCTCTGCTTGGATACGACATCGAGCCGCAAGGTGGCAAGCTTCGAATCAACGAGGTCGAGGCCAATAGAGTCAGGGCGATCTACGATCTATACTTGGATCGCGAATCGATCATGGCGACCATCGCTGAACTCGACAACCGTGGCTGGAACAACAAGTCATGGAAAACGAAAAAGGGAACGCTACGGGGCGGCTCGCCGTTTACCAAGGCAACGCTGTTCCGACTCCTGACCAACGTGACCTACATTGGCAAATTAGCCTACAAAGACGAAATCAACGAAGGTGAACACGACCCGATCGTCACGCCCGATGTGTGGCAAAGGGTCCAGTCCTTGCTTCGACGAAACGGTCGGACTGGCGGTGTCGATGCAAGAAACAAATTTGGTGCCTTGCTCAAGGGAATTCTGCGATGCTCCTGTTGCGATTGCTCGATGACTCCGACGCATACGACAAAGAGTGGGGCCAAACGCTACCGATACTACGTGTGCATGAAGGCCCAGAAGCGTGGCAGACGGATCTGCGAGTCGAGGTCGGTGCCAGCTGCGGAAATCGAGAAGTTCGTAGTCGAAAAGATACGCCAAGTCGTAGAAAACGAGAGGCTTGTCGACGAGGTCGTGCAGCAAGCTGAAGTACAGACACAACACGAGCTCGACGCCCTTGTTGCCGAACAGGACGAGATCGTCAAGGAAATCGAGTATTGGAACGAAGCCATCCGAATTGCTGCCCCCAAAATCAAACCAAATTCCCCAGATGCGAACCTGCTGAAACAGTTAGCAGATTGGCATGAGGATCTTCGGATTGCTGAGAATCGGCTCACCATCGTCAACGCAAAACTAACCCTACTAAAGTCGCAGGCGCTGACATCCAACGATGTAGCAACAGCGCTCGATAGCTTTGAGCCGGTTTGGGAATCGCTCACGGTTCGCGAACAATCACGGATCGTCAAGCTAATCGTCAAGCAGGTCGATTACGACGGTGCCAATGGGCGAGTTACCATCACGTTTCACCCGGACGGAATCAAATCGATCGCCAGAAGCAACAAACCAGAACTTGCGGAAGCCGCATCATGAACGATACATTAAGCGTCGATTTTCAGTTCTCAATCAAGCCTCAGGGCCGAGGTGCCCGAAAGAAAATGGTTGAGAAAAAGGGCCCTTCGGTAGAGACGAAACCTCTAGAACGAATCCCTCGGATCGCTCGCTATATGGCACTCGCGATTCACTTCGAGGGTCTTATCAAGAAAGGGGTGGTCACAGATTTCGCTGACCTTGCCCGACTTGGGCACGTGACGCGGGCTCGTGTCACGCAGATCATGAATCTACGGTTGCTTGCGCCAGAGATCCAGGAGGATATTCTTCTCCAAGTTGGCAAGAATGTCATGCGGGATCAAATTGGGCTGAAGGAGCTTCAGGAAATCTCGATGTATCCAAGCTGGAGTAAGCAACGGAGCGCATGGTTCGGTCTCAAACGCACTAACAAGTGATCGTTCAAGCATTACCGCACGCATCGGACAACCACCATCAGCAACAACAAACCATCCACGGATATCGGCAATAGAATTAGCTAATATATGGTCGGGAAAACCGAAGACATTCAGTGGGCCGACAGAAGACCAGAAAATCTTTATTACATCATTGACCAAGTCCGACGGAGTTTTGCCCCATGAGGATTCGAGTGTGGTTGGCGAATTCGGTTGGGAAGATCCCCGCAAAGGCGCAACCAACATGGCCAAACGCATAAACAAGAAGTTATCTGAAAATGCAGAGGCTTGGTGCGTCATTCCTGAGGACAACGAACGATGTCTTTTCGTTTTGAATTCTGAGTTGGGACGGCGTTCCTAAATTGTTCCATTTTCGGACCTTACGCAGGCAATCCGCTGTGCGATTATTTGGCCACTCTAACAAAATGAGGGCCAAACCTGGCTACAAACAAAGAGCGGAGGGGAAGTACGCTAGACTGCATCCCAAACGCTGAAACGGTCCGTCAACGATTGGAAGCAATGCAAAACCTAGGCCGTAAACTTCTTGTACTTATAACCGACCCTGAATCCCACGGTCCTCTTTTTTCGTGTTGGCCCAGAAACCCCAAGTCTTCGTTTGGCTGTCCAAATAGGTCGAATTGGGAAATATGGGAATTTCCCAAAACCCTCTCTAGGGAATTTAGCAAATTTCCGCGAACTAACCCACTGGCTTTTGCTGGGTTTCTCGTGAATGCACCCGTGAATTATCTCTTTTCCCGAGGCCGTTTTGGGAATTTTCGCCAGTCATAGGCGACGGGTCTTACTCACATCAACACATAGCACCGCAAACACGCGGTCGATCCCCACAGGCTTGCAATCTCAGACCTGTTCTTGTGGGGAATCGAGAGGAATTATCAGATGGCAGATGAAACAACACAGTCAAACCTGGGTGACGACAAATTCGTTCGGCGAGTAATTCTTCGTCAGGTCAGAAAGGTGATCGCGACCTCCAATCTTACAAACGATGATCGAGACGATCTAGTCCAAGAAGCCTACACCCAGGTCACTAAGAGTTTGGAAAGTTTTGATCCTGCGGTCGGTCACATCCGTCCGTTTATCGTCACGGTCGTTCAGCGTCACTTAGGCAATGTTGTTCGTGATCGCAACGTCGCAAAACGTGCAACTCGAGGACGTGTGAGCCTAAGTAAGACCGTCAGATCCGAGGAAGATTCCCATGTGGAAATGTCCCAGGTTCTACACGACAAGGACCAAGATCGACGACTAGGTCGCGAGCGTCGACTTAGTGAAGAGGATCTTAACGACCTTCGTCTTGATCTAGCCGCTTTCATGAAGACCTTACCCGAGAGGTTCCAAGATCTTCTCCGTCGAAGGCAGACCCAAACGATCTCCGAGATTTCACGCGACTTGGGTGTTCCTCGAACCACGGTCAACGAGTGGATGAGAAAAATCCAATCGCTTTTTGAGGAAGCAGGATTTGACAGATATCTCGATGAGTAACCGTCAGTCAACCAATGAGTCGGGTATTTCAACAGATACCGAGAGCATTTTTCTTAGCGATAAACAACCCATGGAATTCTTGCTGAAAGATCCGCTGAAGATGTCAACGCGACTGGTCCCCCATGAGCCTGGAGAACGAAGGTGCCTCAAGTGCGACAAGATGTTTCAATCCAAGAGCGCTGCCAATCGGATCTGTAAACCATGCTCGCAAACCAATGCATCCATGAAGCTGAGTGAATCTTTGATCGCTCGCGAACGAGGCGCAAAACGCCTTAACGGCAACCTTCTCGATAGGAACGACTCTTATCGGATGAACTTTTAATCGGTGACGAAGCTGATTCACCCCCCTCTCTTTTTGACTACGGCAATCTTATGTCCCAAGCAACACTACCTCCAGAGACAAGCGACAAAAACGTGCTGACCTACTCAGCGCTCAATACGTTTCGCAATTGTCCTCGTAAGTACAAACATCGTTACATCGATAACCTGCGTCCACGGATGAAGGTCGAATCACTGTCGTTCGGCAGCGTGATTCACAGAGCCATCGAGCTTTGGTATCGAACCGTCAACGATACAAATCGCCTGTGGAAGGCCCTTGATTTCATCGACAGAAGCTTCCCGGAGCGAGCCACGGACGAGAACCAAATGGCCAGCTGGCATTTGGCACGAGCCATGTTCGCAGGGTACGCCTCGCGCTACCCAACCGAGGACTTTACGATCATCGAGGTTGAGAAAACCTTCACCGGACAGATTCGGAATCCAGACACTGGCCGCTGTAGCCAAACCTTTGTGATGGCTGGCAAAGCCGATGCGATCGTCCAGCTACATGATGGGATGTATTTGCTCGAGCACAAGACGGCTGCGTCGATCGATGGCAATTACCTGGACAAATTGTGGACCGATACGCAGATCGCACTGTACTCGTATTACCTCCGCGAACTCGGCTATCCGATCGTCGGCATCATTTACAACGTGCTCCTAAAGAGCCGTCTTAAGCAAAGCCCTGGTGAAACGCAGGATGAGTACGAAGCACGCCATGCCGAACTAGCCGCCAAGAACAAAAGCGGCAAGTCAACGGCCAAACGCCAGATGCCTGAGACCAACGAGGAGTTTCAAGGGCGGCTCTCTGCATGGTACTCAAAACCAGAGGCGTTCCATCGCGAGTTCATTTATCTCTCCGAAGAGCGACTGGCCATGCTCCAAGATGAGGTATGGGAGATCACCCAGCAGTACCTCGATGCACGACGACGTGGCAAATGGCTGCTGAACACATCGAGCTGCTTTTCGTACCAGCGACCCTGCGAGTACCTCTCGTACTGCCAATCCGGCTTCAATCCAAACGTTGCGGAGAACCTCTATGAGATCACTCTTCCGCACGAAGAGCTCAACTCGATCGATTCTGATTCACCTGTTTTCTAAAAGGACTGATTTACGATGAACATCGCTTTACCGACCGAACCTTCCAAGCCAGTGACCGAGCTTGGAAAGCAAACCATCCTACTCTACGCAAATCCCAAACTTGGGAAAAGCACTTTTGCGAGTAAGGCACCAGGAGCACTCTTTTTCGAATGCGAGCCAGGTCTCAATCACTTGGAAGTGTTTAAGGTGCCGACCTATTCGTGGGAAGCATTCTTGGAAGCTTGCAAATTGATTGCCAAGGGCGACCACAACTTCAAAACGATTGTGATCGATACGGTCGACAACGCTTTCAAAATGTGCTCCGACTACGTCTGTGCCAAGCATGGTATCGAGTACGAAGGGGACATGGGCCACGGTAAGGGATGGGCTCTGGTCAAGAACGAATGGCATCGGGTGCTTACTCGATTAGCCAGCTTACCGTACGGCTTGATCCTTATATCGCACGCGATCGACAAAACGATCGAAACGCGAACTGGGGAGTACACGAAGACCACTCCAAGCCTCCCGGATCGCGCACGCAATGTCGTGCTAGGGCTCGTGGACATCATTTTGTTCGGTGACTCGGTCGCCAAAAAGGATGCTGCGGGCAACGTTACGATCGAACGGGTGTTGCGCACCAAGCCCCATCCAACCTACGAGGCCGGTGATCGCACTGGCCGTCTGCCTGAATTGCTACCTCTTGATTACGAGCAGTTCGTCAAAGCCTTCAATTCTCCCGCTCGCAACTCGGAAACCGGCACCAGCAGCGCAGCGAAGAGTCCCGCGCCGGCAAGCACTCCTTCAGCAAAGGCTAAATAGCTATGAATGGTCATGATTCATTCGAACCAAACTCGCAGGTAGACCTCACATCATTCGATGATGAGTTCGAGTCTGCGGAGGCACCTAGTTACGAGGAGGTGCCTGACGGCAAGTACCAGGTGAAGATCCAGACGGCCAAGCTTGAGTCCAGCCAAAAAGGGGATCCGATGATCAAATTCGATCTGGAGATTATCTCTGGCTCACAGGCAGGTCGGCATATCTTCAAGAACTCCGTCATTACCCAGGCATCTCTTCCGTATGTCAAAGCTGATCTAAAGACGCTCGGCTTGGAGCTTGCCAGGTTCAGTGAACTCTCGGGGCGACTCGAGGAGTTACTCGACGTGACGCTTGAGATCACCAAACGGACTCGAGGCGACTACACGAACGTGTATTTCAACCGTCGGCTTAACATCGCTCGCGCTTCGAGTAACTCGTTAGCAGATGAGAACCTTCCGTTTTAGATGGTTATTTGTTTGACCGGCACTATTTGATTTTAGCGACGATCTGCGGCCGAGACAGGATGGCGTGATAGGGAAACAGTCCTTCGCGATGTGGTTCTTTTGCCGGGTACCTATCGCGATTCCTAGTCCAGACTCCCCGAGCCTGTCTCGGCTTTTCATTTCTCGCTACACCGAGATGTTCAAAAGGAAAACATGGATTTCCGAATAGTGATCGACTCTAGAGAAAAAGAGCCTTACACCTTTGCATGTGAAGTTCTGAAAGCCAAGCTTGACGCTGGCGATTACTCTGTGCACGGCTTTGAGCATCAAGTCGCAGTCGAGCGCAAAAGCCTCGCTGACTTCGTTGGTACTGTGATTCACGATTACGATCGCTTCGCTCGTGAGCTTGAAAAGCTCTCAGCC